ATAAAAGGCTGACTTGACGGTGTGCAGTTGCTCTACGTAACAGGCAGCTTCTCTTTCCAGCGCCTGACAATCCCTAAGGCTGATGTTTCGGTCGCCGGTCAATTCGTCCCGGCCCAGCGCAAATGCCCAGCCACTGCGATGACTGGTGCCGGTGGCAAACTCCATAGTTGGCGGCAACATGGGTGCTTCCACAAAATGAGCCAAGGCCTCGCTGAAACACCAGTGGGCCATGCGTCCCCAATGGAACCAATCTCTAAAACAGAGAGCTTGCAGGTTGCTGTAGTTGCGCTCGTAATCGCTGCCTTCCCATGCCGATGTGATCAGGCCGCCAAGTGTTCCGTAATAGCTCAAGCTGGTGCCAATTGACTTGAGGAACTTGGGGAACACCATCTTGCGATACTTGCAGTCCGGTGAAAACAACAGCCGGGTTTTATTGGCTTCAAAAAAGGCGATGAGATCAGGGATGACCTGTGGCTTCAATACCGGGAATAGCGTGGCAATCATGGACTCACATGGTCCCGCATAGGTAGCGCCGTGGAACAAGGCCATGACACAACGTTGTTCAAAGGGAAAACCGTGCTCGTCGGCCATCCACTTTTCCACGTTTATGTCAGGCGACCAATCGCGCGTGGCCAACATGAAGTGATAAAAAAGATCGAAGCCTTGCCACCGGTTTTCCGGTAACCGCCAGTCTCCAATGTGCTTGATGGCGGGTGCCACCGTGGTTAGCGGTGCTGTGGCTGCGCTCATGACGAATGCCGGGGCAAGCTCTTAGCCCGTTCCAGTTCGTCGTGTGCTGAGCCACATTCCTTCATGCGCTCACGGTAGTAGAACACCATGCTGACCCGTTCAAACATGCCTTTGTTGCCGCGCATGGGCGTGTTGCCGTGCCATTCGTGAACGTCCGCGCACAGCACGCACCCGGTCTTCATGTTGAGCGCTACGCGGTATTTGGGGAAGCAGAAGTAGCAGCCTTCATACCGGCCACGCCTAAGGCAACTCATCACGCCAAAACCAGCTTTCAGGTCACCCACGTCCTTGTGGACCGCTGTCTGAAAATTGCGGTTGACGGTGACGGTAGTAAAGCTGGTGCCATGAATGAAGAAGTCATCGCTCGTATCGAGGACATACTTGCGTTGCGCTTCGTATCGTTCAGGCACCAGCTTTGAAAATTCCAAGTCCACACGTTGGATGAAAGGCAGCACTGACCGAAACCTTGCTGGGTTGTTCAAGTTGTAGGCAGTCAACCGGCAGTATGGGTAGCGCGTGTTGCGGTCGAAATAACCCACGATGCCGCTTTGCACCCTGCGTGCTACTACCGTAGCGCTCAGTTTGCCATCCTTTTTGACTCGCTTGAACCGGGTTGGACTAATCATGTGAGCACGCTGACCGCCACTCACGCGCGCTATGGCGTCAGCTTCTTGTTGACTGTCTATGATGCCGCCAGCTGCGCCACGGTTGCCGGTGTAATGTGCCGCGTCAGCCCAAACCGGGAAAGCTGCCCGGCACATCGCCTCAGGTAATACGCGCTGGCGCAACCGGCACAGCAATGAACCATCAGGCCGGTAAACGTCGGCCTCGTCCTCGATCAGCAAGTCATAGCTGCTGTCATCCAGCAGATGGGCGCACAACTTGTCTGCTTCGCGGTCGGACAGTGCGGCTCGTTCCAGCCTGATCAGTTTCAACGGTGTTGTCGCCGCCGTTGGATAATCCAGCTGGATGGCTCGCCTTATGTGTGTCTGTTTGGTCAGCGTTGGCATTGCTAGGTGGGTCTAACTGATAAGCTTTGTCCACGGCTGCTACAACCGTGTCAGTGATGTTGGCCGTTTTATAGTGCGCCTGTAGCAAGCGCACTTTGTCCATGAAGGGTGGCAAAGTTTCTACCGTGAGGAACAACTGCAACATGCGTATGTGCGCAGGCAACAGGTTCATTTCCTCAGCGCTCAATGGCTCGATGTTTTCGGTTTCGCCTTCGCCGGGTTTGATGCCTTTCACCATGCGCTCCAACTCACTTGCGCTGAACCCGGTCAGGCTCAGATCGTAGTCGCTGCCATCCAATTCCATGAGCAATTCGCTCAAGGCCGGGAAGTCCCAATCACCACCGTGCTTGTTGGCTGCGATCATAGCCGCCTGTTCCGTGGCCAGGTCCCATTTCACCGCCCGGTAGACGAAGCGTTCGCCCTCAAAGGTCACGTAGCCTTCGGCCACGGTGCCGGTGTGTGTGGGTTGATCGTAGCGGTGGACGATGGTCACTGGCGCTTCGCCCAGCACCTTCACGCGCTGGTGACCGCCTACAAGGTGCCCGGTTTCGGTGTTCAATACCAGCCCGCTCAGGTCGCCAAAGCGCTTGAGTGAGTCCAGTAACATCTCGAGTTGCTCGTCACTGATCTTGCGCGGGTTGCGCGGGTTAGCCGCCTTGGCTAGTTCGGCGGTGGTTTGGATGCGCGGTATTTGTTTGATGGTTGCCATAGGGAAAAGAAGTTATTGCGTTTTCAAGATAACTTACACGCCTGTGTCGTAAATGTGAATAAACGAGTTTTGGTTGCCGACCACGTCCGGGGCAGGACTGGTGCTAAGTGTTTGGGCTACGCCTTGTTTGTTCCACGAAAGGTAACTCATGGCTTGAGCCACAAGATCGGTTGCCTGATTGCCCACAGCTGAACCAATGCCAAGATTCATCACAACGGTGCTGCCATTGGTGCTGTTAATCCCAAAGTCATTGGTGTCCATGAACCACGAGCCGCCGCGCAGGTTGGCTCCGATGTTGGCCACGCACGCCGTTCCGCAGCGAGTTATCCAGACGAACGTTGTCGTCTGTAGCTCGCTCAAGCTACCGATAGCCATGCCAGCCGCCGACGCTTGAATGCCAGCCGTGCAGGCGTTGATGTAGGTGGTGTCGAAGGCAGACACCACGCCTGCCGCCGCCAATCCCCATTGGCAATCAGTCATCACATTCTCGCCCTGTAGCACTAAAGCGCCAGCGCCACCGCTTATGCCAGCGGCTGCCGCTGCCCACACGTGGCAGTTTTTGACAATGCCGTCTGCCACCACAAGACAAGCGTTAGCGCCGCCAGCGTCCACGCAGATGTTCTCGATAGATTTGATACCGTTCGGAAACCACATGGCGAAACTCTGGTCGCCCAAGCCGGTGAAAGTGAGCACGGTTGGGAGATAGCGTGCCTTGCCCACACTGCTGCCGATCATGTCGGTGGTGAACGTCTTGATGCTTCTGGTCAGAGCGGAGCAGTGCAGAATGTTTCCGGCGATGCTGTTGATCTTGCAGCCGCCCGACCACGCCGCGTGCGATAGCGCCACCCAAATGCGCTGGCCGGTGGCCAGTCCGCTGGTGTTATCCACCGTCAGGTCTTTGGCGCTGGCGCTGACGTAATGGATCTTGGTGATATTCTTTTCCCCGCGCGGTTCGCCCTTGAGCACGATCTGCTTCGAGTTCGGATGGCTGAACACTACTGAGCTGCTATGAGTGAACGTCCCGATATAAACGTTGATGGTGGCCGTGCGGTTGGGCGGGATGATAAAGTTCAGGAGGTAATCGTGCGCCGCCTGAACGGTCGGGAACGCCACGTCTGGATTCGGCGCGCGCGGGTGGTTTGCCGGAACATAAACATCGAGATCAGCCTGCAAGACCTTCTGTCGTATGGTCACCCTATCCGGGGACTCGACGAGTTCTATGCCAGTGCCGGCGACGGCACGCTTGAACTGAAATACGTTACCGACCCTCTGCGCATACCAACCGGGGCCAACAGTTGCATCAGGCGGTATATTTTGGCAATCAACCGTGTTGGGATCGCCCACAACAACCGTGACATCGGTTGCGCGATCAATCTGCACGTAGATGTCGAAGGCATGCGTTACGGTGCCACCGGGCGTAATCGTGTCGGGTGTATCAGCAAAGACGTTGCTCGCGCAATACAGCAAATCTTCGCCGCTGTGCGGTATAGGCCGAGGATCAGGCCCCGGATCGGGCGGTGGCCTATCAGCGCTGAATGGCTCATCGGTGCCACCGCCGGGCGTGTGCGCCATAATGCCCAGCTCGCGCAATGAGAAGGGCGGCCCTGTGAGATCAGCTTCGTTGAGTGTGCCGCTCACAAGCAGCAGCCCATTCCCCAAGTCAACCTTGCGCGTGATGGTTACGTCCGCTTTTTTGTTGATGAGCGCCAACAGCAAAAAGATATCGTCCTCGGTATCTGCAACACCAGAGCCAACAACAATTTTGCTAATTGTGAGCGTTTCGCCGTTGTTGGCCTGCCCGAGCATGTCAACGCCCGCGTTGGTTAAAACTTGTTTTTCTAACATTAGTCTGTTCCTCTTAAATCGGCTGCTTGTGATATGCGATGAGTAAAAATTTTGGCGTAGCAACCAACGAAAACGACGCAGGTGCTAACACGCGAGAGCAAGATGTCTTCGAGCCAGCGCGAGATGGGTTTGTAAAGGTTTATGAGCGCAACAACCTGATCGGCTATGGCTGGGTCAACCTCTTCGTTTATTATCACGCGAAAACGGTAGCGATCATGCCACGTGCCGCCAACAGCGCCGCGCGCCCATAGCTCGTTGTGCTCGCCTGTGCCGCTGCTCGTAATATCTATGGGCGTGCCGCCCAGCGTGGCTGAGAGCTGAAAACTGTTCTTCAGATGGTTGCGCACATAGTAATCAGTGCCCGCAACAAAAGGAGCTGGTAGTGTGTTACCCGGCTGACCTAAAACAAAAAAGACCTTTTCGTCCTCAGCGTTACCTCCAGTTTGAATTTGAAACCTGTCCTGCGTTACGTTCACATCAGCTGGCGTGAAATTGCACGCCCACTCATCAACGTTGACGACCGGATAGTTGGGAGGGAATGGGCTTTTGTATTCAAACCACTCCTGCAAAAAGGCAACGCCCGGCCAGTAGGTGTTTATCACTTCCTCGACGAGCGCAACTGTGCCCTTTGTTTTGTGCCAGATAATCGACATCTGCACAAGGCGTTTGCGAAAGTCCAAGTCGCGCGTGGGATCGTAAAAGTCCACGTGAAATTGCCAAGCGAGAATGTCAATGAGCTTACTATCAAAAATACCCATAATGTTGGGGATCATTACCACTTGTCCGGTGGCGTCGATGATCTCATACATCTGCCGGTCGAACGCTGTGCAGGCAGCTTGCACCTGATCGTCGTAACTGATCGACGACGTGCATAGTTCAATAAGGCGCGAGCCTCGCAAACTGGTGCTCACGGTTCTTCTAGGCCTCCAAAGTTAACCACTGGCGCTGTTACGCCGTGCACTGCGAGCTGATTAAAATCCATCACCTGAAATTCTGGGCTTGGCGAGGTAACAGTGATGCGCTTTGCACCTGCTTCAAGACAGCGTTTGCGCAGCTCGTCGCAGTTGAGATCGCGCGATATAAAACTGCGCTGCCAAAGGATCCAATCGCTCACCGCCTGTGCCACATTGGCTTGTATCGTTGAGAGCAGCACATCGTTGCTGTCGCTGACATAATACGTCATGTCGAGCGTGTAGTTAACCACATCGGGCGCAAAAGCGCTCACGTAATCAGTCACCGGTCTGCGCGTATCAGCTGAGCACGAATTGAGCACGAGCGTCAATATATCGGGCGTTGGGAGCTGCCCATCTTTAAGCAACGGATAGAGCCAAACCTCGCCAGCGATCTCTGGCGCGCTGTGCACAACGCATTGAATGATGTCTGGGTGCGCGCTCAATGCCCAAAACTCGTAGGCGTCGCGCGGGCCGCACGTTGAAAAACTCTCAATGGCGAGCCAGATGCGGTAGCGATACTGCTCATCGGTTTCATCGTCGCCGCCGCCGCTCGTTTCGGTTGTGTTGCTTACTGCAACACTCCACGGCTGGTTCCAGTTGATGATCGTGTTTATTTGTCCGGGCGCGAAGCCGTTACCTGCAATGCCTTCGAGCAGTGCTTGCCCTGGCACATCGACGGTCAGGTCGGCGCTCGCAATTAAGCCATCCTCGAGGGTTTCAAACACAATGGCGTTGGGCGCCTGCACGAGCGTTCCCTTAGGCACAACGGCATCAAACGCCAGCGCTGCTGAGAGCGTAAAGCGCAGCGTTGTAATTGCTGGGGTTGCCTGTAATCGCAGTGTGCGCTGTCCAAGCAGCGCCGCCAAGTTGTCGAGGTAACCCTCTCGCGCGTATTTGAGCAGGTTATTTTTGCCCGTGAAATCAATGAGCGTGCGCTGGTGGCTGAGCCAATGGCAAACTGTGAGCAGTGCGAGGCGCACGGGGTCACCTGGCGCGAGCGATTTGGCAACACCGGTGAGCGTTAAAAATGCGCTCTCGTAGTCAAGGATAACCTCCTGCTCAATTACGGTTGGATCTTTTACTGCAAAGTCGATTTCTGGCACTAATGCCAGCCCAAAAGGTTGATCACTTGTTGTCGCCATAAGTTAAGATGATTGCAGTTTGTATTTGATACCATCCACAACAGCTGCTTCGCCCACGAAGATGGTGTAACGCACAATGCGTTCCTTGGTGCCGCCATAGTTGGGGTGAGGATTGATCGCTAAACGTCGCGCAAGCTCAATCGAGCCTTCCCCAAGCTTATCAGTAGGGCCTACCTCACCCACTATGGCATCCGATGCATTGCCATTTTTCTCATTAAAAGCCTCACCTTCGCTGCCCATTACTATGTTCAGCACTGCGCCGATAATGAAGGGTGGCACCACTATGTAGGGCACCTTGTCAGCGTTAAGATATTTGCCTTTGTTGTAGTAAGCAGTCTGACGCTGCCAATGCTCGTCGTTGTAAACATTTTTGGGCATCCCATCGGTGCAGATGGCGAATTTGGCGGTAAAACGCACCACTTCGCGTCCATCCTCGTTGTAACCGTGAAAGATTGGGCAGCCCTCAATTTTGCCTATTTGGTTCACCGTTTTGTTTCCCATTCTGTTTTTGCACAGGCTTGAGCCCGAGCAAGAACGTTGCGACCGCAAAGCCGTAGGCGACACCTGATGTATTACTCACTTGAAAACCGAGCAGCTTGAGCACGTCATCAACTGTCGTCGACGTTGCCTTTAAAATAACCAGCGCAACTGTAACAACGCAGCCTGCTATAAAGCGCGAGCGATCATCTCTACACCAATCGCTGAAAGTGAATGATTGCGGATGTGCTCGCCAATAGCTCGCAAACAGCGCGAGCATCCAAACAACCACACATGAAATTACGTTGAACGTGCGGTTGGGCCAGATCGGCAACTGATCGGTACCTTGGGCGGTCAATATGCCCAGCAAAGAAGTTATTTCGATTCCAAGATTCATGGTTTGACGTTAAGCTTGAGTAATGCGCGGTTTGGTCCGGGCGTCGCTGTGGGCGTCGGGGTAGGTGTCGGAGTAAATGTAGCGGTTGGGGTGGGCGTCGGGGTGGGCGTGAACGTAGCTGTAGCTGTGGCGGTTGGTGTTGGCGTAAACGTAGCTGTAGCGGTTGGCGTGAACGTGGGCGTGGCGGTAACAGTAGCTGTTGGCGTTGGGGAAGCTGTAGGCGTGGCTGTCGGCGTGGCGGCAAGCGACATCATTTTGGCGTAGCCATCTGCGAGCACCGGCTGCAGAACAGCCTCGTCGGCGTCTTTATCGAATATCTCAATGAAGTGCGCGTGAGCATTGTCAATGCCGTTGTTGATCGAGTTATTCAGTTTGTTCATGTCCGGCTGCCCTTTACCGGAGCAAGTCGGATAAGGAGCCGGGGTTGGCGTGGCGCTTGGCGTAGCCGTAGGCGTGGCGTCACACCCACTGGCTGAACCCATCTGTGAGCCGCCGTAACTGCTTATGTCTGCTACAGATTTGACCAATACGGCAGACAAGTCAGTCGGCTTAGGCTTATCGTTATAGAGATCGTCGTTGCGTAAACCGAAACGACCGGGGTAATGCGTGTTGCCGTAGTTGACTATCGTTGTCAGTGCATAGGTCCCGTAATCTTGGTCGGCACCGGTGGTCTTATTCGGGAACGGCACACCGGTAACAGGATAGAACCCAACGCCAGCGGGCACCAATTCGGCATACATGTCGATCAGTTTTTGAACGCCATCAATCCACGCCACGATCTCGGCGCGCTGGTGCCAGTCCGATGGGTTGTCAGGGTAGCCGGGAATGCCGTTAATCGCTAGGTCGCGGGCGATAAGTTGGTCGGCTGGCGTGCCGCAGAAAAAACTCTCGCTGGTGTGTCCTAGTCCGCTGATCTTGAAATACCGGAGATGCCCCGCGGCGATCTCTCCGGCGTAATGAGCCAGAATATCGGTCACGGTCGCTCGCCATTGCGTTTGATAAAGCGGATCCCACGGGACTGCTGTCGTATATTTAATCCCCGGTGGGGCTGGCGACTGGGTGGGCAGAGATAGCAGCTGCACGTTTGGCTGCGTGCCATACCACGTGGGGTAAAACTCGCCCGTCAGAATTTCGAGCGACCAGAACTTGCCGTTGGCGTTGGCAAGCGCGACACCGCTA